TTTTTGCATCTTTGATTGACTTTTCATAATCCTTAATCCATTTCATATATCCTGGGCCTGTCAATGGGTCACCTCTTATGCTTCTGGCTTCAAGTTCAGGGTCACTGATCAAAGCATTTTTATCACCTTTCTTCTTCCATTCAGCATAAATTGCACGCTTATTGGCCACTTCAGTTTCAAGTTTTGACAGTCTTTCACCTGCCATCTGATGTTCTTTTTTCACATAGGCATTATCTGCCAGATTTCTTTTGTCCCAGGCACGCACAGACCCTTTTTCCAAACGTCCAGCCGCACCACGCAATGATGATGATGATGCGGCATTGATATGCACAGCATTATCAAGTTGATATGCGTGCGCCCTTCCAAACCCACCGCCCCTGCGTGGGTCACGTTTTGTTGTAATAATATCCAATGGCCGCCAGCCATTGCGCACAATTGTCACTTCCACAGCCTTGTTGACCTGTTGCGCCGCTAGAATGGATAAACCCTGATAATCAGCTTCAACAGCACCACCCACAGCCCTTGCCCACGCTTCCTGTTCACGCACCTGTTCATTCACCTGCTGTTTGACCCTGCCACGCCCACTGTCACCAGACACATCCAGAAAATCATCAGGATCACCAACAAAATCATCAGGCACAAAAGGTTCTGGTGGCGTGGTTCTGGTGCCACGCACCTTTTCACCAGTTTTGGGATCAAACAATTCTTCTGATGGCCTGACCACAGGTGGTTCTTTCACCACACCTGGTGCCTTGGTAGCCACTTTCTGTTCTGCTATCCATGTCCTGGTGTCAATCGGCATATCCTTCAATGAACGCACCACAGCACTATCACCCCAGACATTACTGTGCCTGACTGATGCCATCTGGTTCAGCTGTAACTGACCAGCCTTCCATGCTTCAAACCTGGTATCACCAAGAATATTGCGCTGAACCAGTTCTGGCTGTTGTGCCAGCCAATCCCTTGCATTGGGTGGTTCAGGCACCCTTGGTATATCCAGCCCCAGGTCAGCATAATCCAGAACATCTGGCACCATTGAACACCTGCCATTTGGGTGTTCATTCAATGGTTCATCCAGTTCATATCTTTCACCATCCAGCGCAATACATGCTGGGCAAGTCCTGTCCGATCTGGCCGCCAGCCTTTTATACCCTTTGACCACCTGGCTGTTGCTTCCATACTGCAACCTGGTGGCTTCCCTGAATGCACGTGTGGTTTCTGTCCTGGTGATCAACAGTGCCTTTGACAGTGGCAGTCCAGCTTCCTTCCTGACCAGTTGTGCTGTTTGGCGTGGGCCTTTGCCAAGGGCAATGCCAGCACCAATGGCACCTCTGATTTTAGGTGCAGAATCTGGGCCAAGACCAGCCAGCAACCTGCCCACTGGTTGACCGTCACCTGCTATCCCAACAAAATTGGCAAAGGCATCTTCTGGCAATTCATTCCACCCAATGCCCAGCCTTGCCAGGTTGTCCATGTTCACGCCATCTGGAAGGCCAGCTGTCACCACTTGCTTGGCACTCCTTCTGGACAAACGCACAGCATTACGCTGGGCCGTTGTAATGGCTGGGCCAGATACTTCCACCCATTTGTCTACATTGCGCAAATACTGCATTTCCAGGTCTTTCATTCTATCCATGCGCATGACCTGCCAGGGTTTCAGCCCTCTAGATTGGGCAATCCGCACCAGGTCATCGGTGTCCTTCTGCAAACGCTGATACACAGGTGCATACGCCAGCACCATTGATCTGGATGGTTCCACAGCTTCCCTGTCCAGCAATCTTCTGAATCTTTCAACTGCGGCCTGTGCGTCTGATGGTGAACCCATTGGCTAGATTTCACCTGCCTGGAAGTTTCGCAAGATTTCTGCGCCGATGTTGGTTTCCTGTTGGCGTTCTGTTACGCCATCCGCATCCATCTGGTCAATCTGTTCCTGTGTGTATCCAAGTTCCCTGAATATCTGGTGTTTGCTCACACCCAGTTCTGCCTTGGCCTTCAATGATTCCATGTATGCCTGTTCATTTCTAGTTTCTGGATCATCCCATGTGGATTCCAGCATGACATCATCCAGGTCAACCACAGTTGTGCCAAAGGCATTCTGTATCCTTCCAGCCATCATCAGGCAGTCTTCCCAGCTGTTGCCAAAGTTGACCATTCTTTGCTTGGCCTTGTTTACCAGGCCAGATTCAGACACCTTCAATGATTCACCTGATGGCATTCCACCCACCACCTGGAAAAGGTGCTGTGGCGTTCTGGTAGTTCCAGCAATGTGTGCCACCAGTTCTTCAATGGCACGCAATGGCCCATCCACATTGGCGGCATTCCATTGTCCTACAGAACCACCATCATATTCACTGTGAAATTCAGTGACGCTTCCTGGCAGAATGTCCAATCTGCTTGATCCATGATTCACATTCAGTGTGTACCGTTGTGGAAATGCCAGTGTGTCCAGGATCATGGTCAGGTCAATCAGGGATTTGTTCAAAAGGTCTTGCATTGGGATCACATTGATAATTTCACTTTGCCCGAAATCACCGCCCATTGGCCTGTTTCTGAAGTGGATCAATGGAATGCCCAGCGGCTGGCCATCACGATCAAGCCAAGGCACAGGCCAGCCTTCATCCATTTCATCCTGGTGGCGTTTCCATACACCACCACTTGCCAGGTATTTTTCAACCCTGTCTGGATAGTACAGGTTCAGCCTGGTTTCCGGTTCTGCACCCAGCCGCTTCTGAATCCACTTCTTTGATGCCCAATCAATTTCACGATTGGTTTCACCATAGTGCGGAATAATCATTTCAGCTGGTTGATGTGTCCAGCGTGGTCTTTCCTTTTGCTGATCCCAATCACACAGCACATAACTATCACCCACCATGATGGCTTCTGTGTGGATTACCACCTGCACATGATCCATCCTGTTGGCCTTCCACATATCCCAGGCCCATTCACCAAAATCAACATCATCAGCATCAAATCCAATGATCTTCAGCCTTTCTGCCAGCGCATCCACTACCACGTTCATGAAGTTATCCCTGAACATCAACCTGGGTGGCAGAAACTTCTTCAGCCTGTCTGTCAGGGCTGTGTCATGGTCACCCTGATAATACTGGCGTGCCACTTCATAGTCAGCCCTTCTGTCATCAGTCTGCTGTTGAATCCACTGCATCATGGATTCTGCCACTGGGTTCAAGCCGCTAAGTCCATTCATTACCATATCAATCACCACCTTTTGGCAGATTCTGGGTCAATGTCACATCTTCCATCCAGGGCCAGGGCCACGCTGAATCACTTGTTGCCATGCAACAACCTCCTTCTGGTCACAACATATGCACTTTGCAACAGGCAGACTATAAAACCCACTGGCACCCAGATCAGCAGTACAAATGCCAGGAACAGTATGATCAGCCATCTTGTCATGGCCTGTCCCAGTATCTGGGATCATCCAGGTCAAGGCCCAGTGGATTATGCCTTGCGCTGGGTCTGCCACCCACCAGCTGATGCACCAGTGGTTCCGGTGTGCTGGTACTGCGCAGACGCATCATGCTTCCTGACATGGCATCCACCTGGTCATCATGCCCACCAAATGGGAATGACTCCAGTTCATCCAAGAAGGTGCCAATCCATCCACCACGCAACAGCTTGATGTTGCCCACTTCAGCCTGTGATGACACAGGCCCAGCCCTTTCCAGCTTTGATCCTGTAGCACGCTGACCACGCACTGTGAAATCAGCCAGCACCCTTGTCACATAATGATAAATAGTGTTCACGCCGCTGGCACCAGGTTCCTGTTCAATAACTATCTGGGTTCCTGGGCCATCAAGGGTTGCAGTCTGGGCAATGCGCTGTTCCACTTCAGCTGGCGTGCCACGCATGTGCTGGACATCCACAACATAGAACATGCCATCATTTGCATGGTCAATCCTGACACCAGCAGTGTAGTCAGGGTCAGCACCTGGCCTTTTGGGTGTAGCCGCCAAGTCCCAATACCTGACTGACCTGTTGATGAACACTGGCATTTCTTCCACGATCCCAAACCATTCACGCTTGAACAGGTTTCCTGGTTGCCTTGCTGACCAATCGCCATCCAGCAACTGTCTTCTGGTCACTGGATCAAGCTGGTCAAGTGACGCAACATAGGCACCCTGATCCAGGTGTGGATTGTCTGGCAACCTCGCAGATATGAACACCCTGCCATCTTCTATGGCATCAGCGTCAATGAACCTGTTCCTGACCCATTCATGTCCAATCCCACCAGGATTGGATGCTGACCGCATGCGCAGTGGCACATCCAGTTCATTCACCCTGCGCAACCTGCTGAACAGATATCTGTACTGGGCCTGGTCAAACTGTGTCAGTTCATCAAATCCAATCATCTGGAATTCTGTGGATTGGTACCTGTATTCATCACCCATGTGTTCCAGGTATCCAAATGTCAGTGTGGCACCAGATGGGAACTGCCATGTCTTGGATGAATCACGCCACCTTGCATCTGTGGGCATCAGCCATGCCTTGGCCCTGTCCATCAACGCACCAGGCAGGGCAAGGTCTGTGTATGATCGTCTAAGCAGTAAAGCGGCATACCCAGGAACATTCACATACTGCAATGCCGCCATTAAAAGCGCATCAGACTTCCCACCACCAGCCGCACCGCCAAACAACGCTTCTGAGTTATCCAGTAATAAAAACGCCAGCTGTTTGGGTGTTGGCTTATGTGGAATATAGTGATTCCAGGGCAATTGGATGGTGTCCATTGGTTTCCAGCCTGACTGCCCCAGCATCCTGTAATGCTCCAAGTGCTTCTGTGATATCACCAATGTCTAATGTCACCACCTCATGTTGAATGGGATTGCCATCAGGCCCACTGTGTTCCATCTGCACTGGTGCATCAAGGCCCAGCAGTTTCCTGATATCACTGACTGTCTGCAAAACCATCTTCCCAGCCTGGACATCACCATCAAGCATTCCTGGCCAGAAGGTCTTCAGAACCGTTGTGAGTCGTTCAAGCGTGATGATCCTATATTCTTCAGATGGTGCCTTCAGTGTTTTCTGCAAAGCAGATTCCACTGCACGAAACGCACCGGAATGGTCACTGTATCCCAGTGTGTCAGCTATTTCTTGCCAGTTATGCCCAGCAATGCGCATTTCCAGTGCCTGTTGTTGTTTCTGAACGGCACCAATGCGTCTGGGTGATAATTTTGATTCACCACGCCTATTCCTGGCCACTATTCTTGCCCCAGTGTAATGGATTCCCTGAATTCTGTGTTCCCTGTTTCCTGGTCACCCTTCCAATCATATATGTGACACAGGTCATTATTCAACACGTAAACACTTAACGTGGCACCAGGTGGTGGCAGACAGGACATCTGGCGCACGCTGGCCCTGAAATCATTCACTGCACCGGAAACACTCCTGGCACCGCCACTGCGCCACTTGACTTCAATCATGCACCATCGTTCATGGTTCCACACTACCAGGTCAGGGAATGCACTCAGGTGCGTGCGCCTGACTTCATAGCCCTGACCCTTCAACCATTCGGCCAGATCATTTTCAGCCTTTGCGCCCTGTGATCTGGCCCTTCTGTTTGATCGCAATTTTTTCCTGGGATCAACCATTGTTCCTTCTTTTCTCCTGTTGTTGTGATTTCCTATTTTTTGATATCAAGGCAAATTTGTTGTAATGGCATGTTGTAATGGGTGTATATATATACACCCCATTACAACAGCCTATTACAACAACCTTTTTGTATCT